GATGTGGTGATGTTGGTGTTTGCACCAAGCCTTCCGACAATCTCAGGCCACAAATGCCCGGCTGAATCGCGTACTTGCTTGCTCATTTCTTGGACCTTGCAGCACGCATCGAATCTATCAAATTAGGGTAGGGTCTTCCAGCGGATTTCGCCATGGCTTTAGCGCTGGCTTTCTCCTTCTTGGATAACGGCTCGCTCTTGCCCAATGACTTCGGACGCGGCTTATCCCACACTGGCTTGGCTTTCATGGCACTACCCCCATTTGGGGGCCGACACTAGCACATTCGTGCATCAATGTGCAAGATTCATGCGCAACGCGTGGTAATCCTGAAGAAACCCGCTCATGCTGGCAAGTTTGTTGAACGCCATATCTGCTGACAAACGCGAGTGAAATAAACGCAACTGCGGCCTGCGCTCCATCTCAGCCCAGTAAGTCTGCAAGACCGTACGCCCCCAATCTTCAGCGGTTAAGCGGTTAATGTTGCCGCCAAGGTATTCGTAGCGCATGAACATTTCCCAATCCACAATCCCTAATGTGTGGCGCGGGTTGTCTTTATTGGAGTCTTGGTTTGCGTGCAAACGAAACGCCCCCAGGTGCGCCCCACCGCCTACCGCTGGCCCGTGGCGCGTGGCTTCCAGATACGAAGTCACGTCACCCAAGTAATGCCTTGGTGCCAACTCGCCAAGTGGCGCGTAGGTCATGGTGAATGCGCATTTGGAGCGGTCCATCATCACAAACGAAGGCTCGCCAATAAAGTTCTTGTGCATCGCCATCAAACGCAAAATGTTCTCGCGTGATGACTTCATCAATTCATCTTGATTGATAAAGCCTGGTGCGCGAAGAAAACGCCCGGCACCGTCAATCCAATGGCGCTGATGCCAAAACATCACAGCGTCGCGGTGATGGTCCGCCAAATCAACTAAGTAGGACGTTGATGATGGATAAATCACATCATCGTCATACACAAAGCGCACTAAATCCGAATCTGCCTGGTCCCAAAGGTAAGCGTAATGCGCCACTTGATCGCCAGGGCAGATAAGGTGCGTGTCAATGACTTCAAAGTCATAGCGTTGCGCCATATCGTTAATCATGTGGTGGTCATTCTCATCAGGACTGTGATTACCAATGATGACTTTGATGCGCGGATAAGTCTGCGCGTCAATTGAGGCTAATGTGGTGTACAGGTGCTCAGGCTTGTACGCTGGAACAAGAATGGTTACAGGCCTCATGATTTCCCCCAACGCTTACGCTCAAGCTCGGCAAGTTGTACAAGTTCACGCGTGCGGCGCTCCAGCTCCATCACCATCTCTTCAAGCACTTCCCACTGCAATTTCTCGTACTCGCCTCGTGGAAAGTTCTCAAGCAATCCATTAACCCAGGCTTTTCTCGCCATATCGTTCAGGTTCATCCCTGTCCTTTCAATAGTTCCGCAGCATCGTCGTAGCCGTTTTTCTCCAGCAACTCAATGCAATGGTTTAAGCGTGCTTCGCCTGCAACAAACTCAATCTGCGCCGCAAAGATAAAAAGATTCTCTGCGTGCTGATCAAACCCCGTTCTTCTGGCGATGCCCATCACATCGCCAATCGTCAAATCTTTCACGCCAACACCTCCTTAATGTGTTGAGGCACCCTCGGCAGTGGCGCCCAGGCAACCGCCCATTCGGACCAGGTGCCAATGACGCACACGCCGCCGGGATTCAGCAACAATATCTTCACGCCTAGTGGCGGCGGGTCATCATCGGGCGTGCGCCAGGTAGCCTGGCCTGCAAGGTAGTCTTTCATGTCCTTGCTCGGATGGCGGCGGCGCAGTCTTTCGCTCTTGAAAATTCAGCATAAAAACTGTCATCTTCAGCTTCTAAAATTTCACACACCTTCGCACACGCCTCACGCTCGGACTCGCGAACTTGCCACTCCAACTCGACCAGCAAGTCTTCAATGGTGTCGCCGTGGCCTGTGGTGTAGCCGGAACCGATATGCCAGCGGGCAACCTTCTCACGCTCGGCAGCAGCAACTAAGGCAGCGAAGCGTTCAATGCTCTCGTAACCGTAGACAGGCCCGATCCCAGCCTCCCTCGCCATGCGGATAATGTCTTCCCTATCCATCACGCCGCCTTAATGCCAAATGGGTTATGCCACAGTACGGGTGCTTTAGGCTTACGCGGCTTAAAGGTCTTGTATTGCTCCTTAACCTCGAAATAGTTCACCATCACTTTCTTCCAAGGTATCTCAATGTCTTTTATCCCCTTGGACTTCACAATAAGATCATCTCCCGCCAACTCGGTCATGAGTTGATCAATCCTTTTGGTGGTCAAGTCAAACTTTTCCGCCAAGTGCCAAGCATTCACAGGGTTCTTCAACCCCTTCAAATAATCAAAAATCATCTTCTTGCTTTCCGATCTACGCATTTTTCGTTTTGCCATTTCTACCCCTCTCGATTAAACAACTGCTCTTAAGTTCCTCTTGATTGGCTTGCCCCACTGTGAGTTGTAAGCCTTCCCGTACAACGCTGTTCCTGCATCGCTCGCAAAAGTTAACGCCAAAGCATCAGCCATGTCAGGCGATCCAATCCCGCGCTTTCGCATCTCGTCTTTGCTCTCCAGCTTCATCTTCCCGTTGCTATTAAACGAATACCGTGGCGAGACTAATTCCGCCAAAAGCGACTCGTCTTTCGGCAATTTGCAATCGCGCTTCTCAAGCCAGGCTTTCATCTTTCCCCATAACTCAGCACGCAAGTTCACATAAATCGTTCCCATGGCGGGAGACTCAGCCACGTTAATCCCACGCGCAGGCAGATTCAATTCGCGCAAGCGGTCCACAACACCGGCCCCTAAGCCAATCGAATCGACAAGAATTTCAACAGGCCTGTCTTCTGGCTTCATGGCCTCGTATTCAGCAACCACCGCGCCCGTGGTCTGCATCAAGTCCAACCCACGCCACTTGCGTATTTCGGTCACTGCATTACCTTTACGCTTTGCCAACGCCGTGGCGTCCGTTCCAAATCGCGCCACATCCAAACCCCACACCGTTTGCGTATCCGTCGTTTCAACGTCACGGTGAAAAGCGCTGTCCACCAGCTCAACGCCAATCAAAGTATCGTCATCGGTACGCGGAAACTCACCCAACACGCGAACACGGAAAGCGTTGGACTCTTCGCCATAGCGTGACGCCATATCCTTGATATAGGCGTCGCTAACCCTTTTAGAGTCATAGCAGGACACGCGACGTGTCCACCACTCATCCTTTAATCGGTTATGCGTGTCAAAGAAAAACCCGCTGGACTTCGTTGGGTTACCCAACAAAATCGTCACAGCGTTATGCCCCGACATAGAACCCGCTGCCGCCTCGAACACGGACTCAGGAATACCCGATGCTTCATCCGCCACAAGCATCACATGGTCCGAATGCACCCCTTGCAACGCTTCAGGTTGCTCGGCACGCGATGTACGGGCGGATATGAACGACTCTTGGGGCGCCGCCCGCATCTCAATGCGATCAGTCTTAACCTCCAAGCGATCACCCCAAGCATTAGGCAACTCTTTCACCCAACGCTTTAGCTCGGCAAACAAGGCGTCGTACAACTGGCTCGAAGTCGGCGCAGTCACCACAATCTTTGCAGGACCACGCGTTAGCATGTACCAAATCATCGCCCAGGAAGCCACCGTGGACTTCCCAACACCGTGGCCGGAGCGCACGCTGATCTTGCGCTCGCCACGGGATATAGCCTCCAAAAACTCCACTTGCCAAGGGTCGGGATCAACCCCCAACACTTCGCGCACAAACAACGGCGCGTTGGGCCTGTAGCGGCGCACCAACTCAAGGTAACGCTTAAATATTTCGTTATTAGGCGTGTTCATAACTTGCCACCGCACGATGCACCAAGGTATGCGTCACCGCCATACCAAACTGATCCTTCACCATCTCAGCAATCTTGCGATAGCTCTTGCGCTCTTTGGCTTTGTCCGCCATAAACATCAAGATGGGATAGGTCGATTCATCCTTCACAAGTTTCGCTGACTTACCATCACCATCCTTACGAAACCCAAACGGCACATGACCGCCAACCCAACCACCGGCCTGCGCCTTACTCTTACGCCCATCAGCCATGCGCTCGGCAATGCGGCGGCGCTCAAGCCTTGCTACAGCCGCCATCAGCGTAAAGAAAAACTCAGACCAGCTCGATCCATTGTTTACAGGGTCCGTGCCTAACGCCAACACAATCATCTTAACGCCCTGCTCCTTCCAAGCCTCGGCCATCGTTAACGCATCAACCGTGTCACGAAATGCACGATCCAATTGCGTCATAACCACCACATCACCCGGCTGAAGCGCAGCTACTAAACGCGAACCCGCGTCGCGCTTGGCAAGTTGCACCGAACCGCTCACGCCTTCATCCGTAAACACCTCGCCCACATCCTCGCCACGAATCAACGCCAATCCCTGAATCTTCCTAATCTGCTCGGCCAGCGACGTGTTGTCTATCTGCTCCTGTGTGCTAACCCTTGCATAACCATAAACCGCCATGTCGTTCCCCTGTTTTCGTTACTTGTTGCAAGCGTAACAGTGTTTCGCTCACTTGTGAAAATTTTTTTGGGGGCCGTTCGTCGGGGCGATGGGCGGTGTAGGGGGGCGGGCCAGGTATGCGATTAGCGCGGCCAGGTATGCGAAGCATGAGTTGGCGCGTGTGGAGTGCCGCGGCAAAGCCGCCCCGCCCAAATCGCGCCAGGGGGGTCAAAACGATTATCAAATGAGAATTATTCTCATTTCCGAGTCAATCGAGGATGAGAATGATTCTCAACAAACCGTCGAAACCGCATCAAACCCTACCAGATTGTCAGTTTTTCCGCGTTTGGGCGACAATTGTCGCGTTTGGTAAAGCGATCAAGACGCGGTTAATCATGCTGCGTTGCATCAATTGTCAGTGCTTCGGTTTGCTTGATCGCGTGCCAAGCTTGCGAGTCGATGTTTATCGCCACGACTGGCGCGCGATTCTCTGCCCATGATCGCGGATCAAGGCGCGCAGCAAACCATTTGCGCGTATCAACGCGCAACCGCGGATCGTCTTTCGCCTCGTCGGCAATCGTCAGCGCCTCCTCCGCCAGCGCCGAAGCTCGCTCCTCGCGTGCGCGTGCGTACTGAGCGCTGCGCTCCGGAGCAAGGAGCCACCTATTCAAATGCCCTTGCTTTACTCCAATGCTTTCGGCAATGGCTCGCACGCTTTCGCCAGCGCTTATCCGCTCGAGAATCTCCTCCTCGCCTACTTTCTCGATAACAGCAAGCGCCGCGCGCTTTTGTGGTTGTCCCGCCATATAAACCCTTCAATGGTTGAAATTTTCCGACGAATGGTCAATCCCTAAGCTTACAACCGTGATATCGTTTCGCTTGCAGTATCAAACAAAACACAATGGAGTGATAAACATGAGCAGATATAACGGTTGGGCCAATTACGAAACATGGAGAGTCAATCTTGAGATTTTCGACGGCATGACAGCCAGAGATTTAACCGGATCGCGCGTGCCTACTATAAGCGAACTCAAAGACGCTGCAAAGGAATACGCCGAGCAACTCATCGAAGACACTTCGCCCGAAGGCTTGGCCCGTGACTACGCCCTTGCATTTCTTAGCGCTGTCGAATGGTGGGAAATTGCAGATCGATTAGCTTCAGACTTGGAAGAATCCAGCGAAGAAGAGGAACAAGAAGCATGAAACAAGCTCTTATAGACTGGATTGTCGCTTTTGTCTTTGGCGTTTCTTTTGCACTTGTTGTTTTTTTTAATATCTAACAAGGAATTTTTATCATGAAATTTTTTATATCAAGAAAGTATCTTAAAGCCCTTGAAATCACTGCCGCTCAGCAGGACATAAGAGATTATTTGATTAGCGTCCACTTTATCGCCACAAAGAAAGCAACTTATGCAGTCAGTACAGACGGGCATAGAATGGGCATTGTTAACTTTACTGTTGATAATGAATACTTGGATTGTGAGCGCTTAGAGCTTACTGTCCCGCTTAACGCCATAAAAGCGATTAAGCACCAAGCCAAGAGAGCGGATGATTTAATAGTGATTGAAAAAGCAGGCGAGCACTGGCTTGTGAATGACATTATTCTAAATGTTGCTTCAGGCTTCCGCCCGATTGAAGACCGATACCCAGATGTTCAACGCGTTATTCCGAAGGAAACATCAGGCGAAGTTGCGCAGTTTAACGCTGAATACATTGGCGATTTTGCGAAAGTTTCCAAAGTGCTTGGCCTGAAGTACCCTCATCCAGTCATAAGTCACAATGGAAACGCTGCCGCTCTTGTTGAGTTTGAAGGCGAGTCTTCCTGGTTCGGCGTTGTCATGCCAGCCCGATGCGCGGGCGCTTCGCGTATAGCGCCTATAAAAGCATTCCCGCCACAAGTAACAACCGAAGCGAAGGCAGCATAACGCTTAATTGATAACCGCCTAAAGCCCTTCGGGGCTTTTTTTTCGCGCCCAGCGCTTCGCGCACTGGCGCCATTTTGCTTTGCTGATTGCCAAGCGCTTCGCGCGCCAGCGCCATTTTGCGTTATTGATCGCCAAGCGCTTCGCGCACTGGCGCGCTGCGCACGCCTAAGTTTTACGCTTGGCGCTTGCACGCGATCGTCATAACACTTTGGAGGACAAGCCCATAGAATCGCCGACAATCGATTTTCTCAAAAGCACATAGGGTGATAGCCATGACTCTAAAAAATCGCCTACAAAGGCGCTTTCCGAGCGCCTATGGCTGCGCCAATGCGCCAATGAAGCCTAAGCGCCATTTCGTAGGCTTTGAATCGATTTAGATCGACACGCTCGCAAACCTCCAACCCTTTAGGCACTTTAAGTAAATCTCGACTCTTCCCTATTTCCCGTAGCCAAAAACATGCAAAAACCGGGAGCCTTCCGCCAAACGTTTCAACCATGTCGCTTTGACTGACTTTCCATTACCGCCAACGCGTCCTTGCTCAACGCGTAAGCCTGCTCACTGCTTCCCTTGTACACCGGACCAATATCCTCTTCCGCCATCAGCGTCAACACCTCAGCGCCAGGCATTGCCCGTTTGATGCTTACCGCCTGCGTGAAAAATTCTTGCTGCAAGATAACCGCCACCTCGTCCATCGTCCAGCAGTCGCACTCAGGTCTCATGGCCGCGTAGGCGTGGACAGTTGCCGGATCAGCGCAAATCGCAAACACGCTCCCGTCATCCCGCTGACCCTCCATAACACTTAACGCCAACGGTTCAGCGTTCATCGCCTTCGCTTCAGCCTCCAACACGTCAAACGCTCGCATCATCCCGCCACACGCCAAACGATACGCCTCAACGTCTCTTGCTTTCCGCGCATCCCTACACCGCCATAACTGCTTCCAAAACCTTAACCGCGTTTCCTCGCTCACGAGTTCCGCCAAACGATCCAATCCCCAAACCTTATCCGCCTCACGCTTTCTCTTCATCACACTGACCGCCACACTATTCATCGCCAACACAATCTGATCATCCTCTTCAAAAGGATTCTTCAACCGATCCTCTGATCCGCCATACAAACCATCTCTAACCTTTCCGCGCTTATCTTTTGCCGCCATAACCCAAATCCTTTCTCTTCACATCACAAATCACACATCAAACGTCCGAAACATTTCACCGTCCGAATGTGTGTCTTTCAGACACACACACATTTCGGACGCTATGAAATTTTGTTCGATGGCGTTTTAGGACAACTCAGGACGCACTTTCGGACACATTTAGGACGCTCAACATAACTTTAGGACGCTTAACTTCGGACGCTAAAACACCTAAAAATCAATTTCGGACGCTACCCGGACGCTAACCCTGTTTTTGCCTACTTTTTAAGCATTTCTTGATGTTTTGGCGGCAAACCCGGACGCACTTTCGGACGCCTAAAAACCTTCTTCGTTAATCGGTTTGATCCACACCAAATCGTTTCTTATGGCGGCAAACTCAAGCTCAACTAACTTATCCTTAAGTTCTTTCCAACGCTTCCTCTTATCGCTATCCTCCACATCGTTCCCTAGCCTGGCGTATACCTCATCCCGCCAACGCTCTAATGTCACCACGCGATGGCGTTCACCTTGCACGATCTGGTATTGCCCTTCCGTCTTCACGATATGGCGTAACGCTTCCCTACCCATCGACTGATGCTTACCTCGCCCCGCGTTTGGCTTTGCGTTTTGTGGCGGTCTGAATCCAACGCCATCGGGTAACTCACCCTCAAAAGGTTTGACCACCAGCGTATTGGCTAAGTCGTCATCGAATCCCAGGTTTAGCTTGGCGGCTGACGTTTCGTGCGATTCCTGCTGATCAAAATTCACCGTCTCCATCGAGAAATGAATCTCCACACCATCCTTGCCATCTTTTTGCTTAGTCACTTTGAGCGTGCCTGACATTTGATCGGTATGGCGGGTAATCTCAATCTGCGTATCCACAGCACCCAAAAAGCTAGAGTGACCGCGTAAACCTAATGAGGCATCCTTACCGCTATGGTGGACAACCAAGAGCGCTGCGCCCGTAACTTCTTGCAGGCGTCCACAGTTGCTGATGAAACTGCCCATGTCCTCGGACGCGTTCTCGTTGCCGCCGCCAAAGGCGCGGGCCAAGGTGTCAATGATGATCAATTTCGGACGCTGGATTTCGGACGCTCGTATGGCGGCTATCAAGTCAGCAAAATCCTGATCCGATGACCTTAAGTTAACTTGCGACCTGATCACGCCAACGGGTATGTCCTTGAGTTCATACGCATGGCGTAAACCAGAAATCCTTGTCCCAATACCGCCATGCCCTTCCCCTGCAATATATAAGACCTCACCGGCTTGCGGCACTTCGTGCGATAGCCACGAGTCCCCACTGGCGATCATGGCGGCTAAGTGCAACGCGATAAACGATTTGAACGTGCCAGGCGGGCCGTACAACGCCATGAATCCTTTCTCCGGCACGATCCTATCCACCAACCACTTAACCGGCTCATCCTTCGCGTCACGCCACATCTCGACCCTGTAACGCTGCGCTTCCTGCGCTTCAACAACTTCGGCAAACGGTTCCTTCTCTGGCACAACGGATTCGGGTTCCGTCTCGGCTTTCTCATCAATCACTAGTCGTTGTGGCGGTACAACGTCCTCGAAATCCTCAACCACTTTGGCTTCGGCAATGCGCCTGGCGAACTCCTCAAACGTAAACCCTCGCCCGATAAACTCTTCAGCGTCATCGCCAATCGCTGACTCGTCATCGGCTAAATCAACCACCTTGATCGCTTGCGCTACCCCTTGCAAATCCCTCACGACACGTTTGGCGTACTTCCAGCCAGGTCTATCGTTATCGGGTAGAACTACTACCAATCGACCATGAAACCATGGCGTGATGGCGGCAGGCCACTCGCTCGACCCCGCGTGCGCCGATATGGCGACCACATCGAACATGCCAACCAAAAACTCAGCGGCCTTTTCACCCTCGGTCACAAATACCGGCGCCATGGGTCTTGCGATCATGAGCGGTAAGCCAAACGGTATCGGTGTCCAATTACGGATCGTTGGTACGCGCTCGCCATTAATGAGGTGATACTGGCGGTACGTCTTGCCACCACCTTCAACGTCATACCTAACCTTTTGCGCTGTGACTTCACCGTTTTCATCGATGTAGTCCCACGCCATCACTTCTGTCATCGTTGGTGGCACTATGGGCCTGATGCCCGATAAAGGATCACGCGCAACCAGCGGGCGGTTCCAGTTCAACGAATTAGGCAAGTGCGGTTTGATGGCGGCAAACACATCCTCTTGATCGCACCCGCCAAAGCACTTAAAGAGAAACTTCTCACCGAGTTGCGTAATCGCAAGCGATGGATGCCGATCACCCTTGCCATTGCCATGCCCAGGTACCGGGCAAGACGCAAGCCACCCCCTCTTGTAGCGCTTGGCGTTACCAAGCGCTGCGGCTAATAGTTCTGCGTTCATCTAGGCGCCGCCGGATTGCCTTGCAGCACAATGCCTTCGTGCACCGGACCTTTGAAGTCATGGCGGACAATGGACCCCGCTGAAATCTTCACGCGGTTAGCTATTTGCTTACTTGGCAACACATAAGATCCAATCCCCATGATCACCGCCACGCCAATTACGCAATCGCCGCACACTTCCGTATTCGGAAACATCGTTGTCCATCCATGAATTACCGAGTCATGCCCAACCGTTGCGTTCGTATTCATAAACACAAAATCGTTGATCCAAGCATCCGCTGTAACGATCACTTGCGGCGCTAAAACGCAACCCTCGCCAATCTTCGCGTAAGGCGATACCGTAGCTGTGCTGTGTATGTACGTCCCCCATCTTTCCTCGTTCTTAGCAACAATGGCTTGCTTTGCATCAGGGTCCGCCACAGCAAGCAAGAATTCAGAACCAGGAAACGCGCCCTCTCGGATGCTCTCCACCACGGGATACTTGGCGGCATAACGCTTATTGTTAAACGGTTGCGTTGAAACCACGCACACAATCTCGTGCGTGCCTTCCTCCTCGATGTAGCCAATCAACTCCTTGGCAAGCCCTCCTGAACCAAAGATGACGTACTGGTTTTTGTGTTTCGCCTTTTGATACATGTTGTGATCGCCACTCATGTGTTCTCCTGATTTAGCTTAGTTCTTTCAGTCGTAGCCCCGTTACGATATTCACCGCCGTTCTTCTCCCGCAGCTTGGCTTCAATAGCTCGGGCAAAAGTCGTATTAGTCCAAGGCGCAGTCCAATCTCTTTTGTAACA